ATCAAAAACAAGACCAGAAGCCCGATGGTTTTCTCTGAACCTAATCCTGAACTCAAACAACAACACCCCTATCAAGGAGAAACAAAATGAAATTCGGATTTACTCCTGAGGCAGAAGTCCTCAACTCCCGTCTTGCAATGCTTGGATTCGTTGCGGCGGTTGTGTCTTATTCCCTGACTGGTCAAGTAATTCCTGGCGTGTGGTAGGATTCTACTTAATTGGAACTCGAACTCGTCTAAAGATTAACAAAGCGCCTTAAATAGGCGCTTTTTTTATAAATATTTTCAGTGTTTAGAGTGATATCCAATGACCCTAGATCTTCATAACTTTTTTAAATTTTATGATGAGAAAAACGCAAACCATGTAGCTGCGGTTCAGTGGTTGGAAGACAAACTTCCAGAAAAATTTCTAGATGATGCAGAAACTGATTGGGTTGGTATTTTCCGAACGAAGCCACCAACACCAGAAGTTCTTGCAGTTCCTTATTTCAATCAAGTAGACAATTATAGAGATGCACATAGAACCTGTAACTCTTCATCGTGCGCTATGTGCCTTGCTTTCCTCAAGCCAGGCAGCATCAAAGGCGATGATGAATATGTTAAGAAAGTATTTGCGATTGGCGATACGACTGACCATGCGGTACAGACGAAAGTTCTGGCAGGTTATGGAATTAAGTCACACTTTAGTTACAATCTTTCTTTTGCTGATATTGATAAAAGTCTCGATGCTGGGAAACCTGTTATTATTGGTATCCTTCACAGGGGTTCTCTTTCTTCACCTACTGGTGGGCATATGTGTGTTGTAATTGGTAAGACACCAGATGGCAAGGGATACTATGTTAATGATCCATATGGCTCGTTGAATGATAATTATACTGGTCCTGTGACTAACGGTAAGAAGACAATCTACACCAAAGCAGTTCTTAAGCACCGTTGGTGTCCAGGAGGCAACGATGGATGGGGCAGAATCTTCGATTAATTTTAAAAGGAAGATGCTGAAGGTGATTAGAGAACTTACTAATAATGGGAAGCATGTAGAAGCAAACGAACTTTATCAACGTTATTTCGGAGACAACAATGGCAAGAATCGATCTTCATAACTTTTTCAAGTTTTACGACGAGAAGAACCCCAATCATGTTAAAGCAGTTCAATGGTTGGAAGACAATCTCCCAGTCAAATATCTAGAAGATAATATTGATTGGGCGGAGATTTACAGGGGAAAAAAGTCTAGTGCTGCATCAGCATCTTCTCCAGCTGCTGCAGTTCCTGTAACAGGTGGTGATGATGTTCCCCAAATGGGCATCAAGTTAATCAAAGAGTTTGAAGGATGTCATCTTAAGGCATATCCAGATCCTCTCACAGGTGGACTTCCAATCACTATTGGTTGGGGTTCTACTCGTAAGAAAGATGGATCTCATTTTAAACTTGGTGATACTTTAACTCAACAAGAAGCAAACTCACTTCTCATTGAACAATGTAAGAGTGAGTTTCTTCCAGCACTTCGCAAAATCCCATATTGGAGTGAAATGTCAGATGGAAAAAGAGGCGCTCTGCTCAGCTTTGCTTATAATCTTGGTGCCGGTTTTTACGGTGGTACTAACTTTAATACTATTACTAAACACCTAAAGAATAAAGAGTGGGATTTAGTGCCCGATGCTTTATTCCTTTACCGTAATCCTGGTTCTAATGTAGAAGCAGGTCTTGCTCGTAGAAGAAAGGCAGAGGGTGAAGCATGGAAAAAAGGATAAATAAAGTTACAATCATTACTGATTCTTGATCTTAAATGGTCTGAATCTACATACTCTGAGTCCTCTGTGACTTGGTGAATACTTTACTTTTAAACAACTTTTAGTTTGTTTCGTTTAGTACACACTAAGTCACAGAGGACTTTCTATGTCCTACGCTACAAGGGCGCTTGCTGTAGCGTCTGCTCTTTTGATTGGAGCACCAACAGCATTCGCAGATACAATTTCGGGTACAGATTTTGAAACTGGAGATACCTCCCTTGCACCAGGACTCCCTGTAGTTGTTACCACTAAGGTAAATCATAAAGCAACGGAAAGGAAAGGAATTCAAAATATCAGAAGAGAGTTTACAACTACAACTCAAACACCTTTATTAAAACAAAATGTTTATAGTAATGGATCGGTTATAAATTCTTTGCTTTTGTCGGTTGATAATCAGGATACCCATGACACTCTTTCTGGTCGTGTAGATCAACATGAATTTTTAGATAAGATTGGCAGCGGATTACAAAATCTTTTTATTCATGAGCCAACTAAACTAACTACAGATAGAGTAAGGGCATTTAACAACAATTATTATATGTGGTCCAGTGGTGACTATGGATACTATGGTAAGTCACTAATTACTGGTGGTGGATTGGAAGTTGATATTAAACCAACCTGGACAATTGGTGGTCAGTATAACACTACAAACATTGATCTTGGTGGTGTTGATAGCACTTCTAAACTTATTAAAAAACATTATGGAATATTCAACATGTTCCGTGGAAATACATTCTCACTATTAACAAACGCAGGATATTCTCAAAACAAATATAATGTTAAGAGAAGTGTGCAGAACATTTTTAGAAATGAAAGTTCAACACAAGGAAAAGAATGGTTTGTTAATAACAGACTATTCTGGAATCTCAATAAGAATGTAACTCCATTTGTTGGATACACTGTTGGTAATTATCAGAGAGATGGATTCGTTGAAAAGGGATCTATCCAATCAAGAAGAACTGTTGATTCTATTAATGAAACTTCACATTCTGGTGAGATAGGTCTAAATATTTCACACCGTTTTGGTGGAAAGAAGAAGAATCTATTTGGTTTGAATATTGGTGGTCTTTATGAAACTAATGGAATGATTGAAGCATCTGCTTCTGTTGATTATAAAGAAATGATATCCATCGAAGGAATCCATCAAATCAATGATGGTGTTTCTAACACAGCAGTATCTGCAAAACTTAAATTTAAATTCTAAATAAAAAGGAATCATCACACAGACTGATGGATAAGAAAAAAGAAAACGCCATGGGACAAGTTATTCGTATTGCTATCTTGGGTTGGTCTGCTGCTCTTCTTACCGCTAGTTATGCTGGGGCTCTATCTAAAATGGATCCCACTTTCATTGCAACTGTTTTCACCGCATCCGCTGCAACTTTCGGTATTAACACAATGAAGAAGGGTGGTGATGAAGATGAGAAGAAAGAAGATCCACGTAGAGAAGTTGTGGTAGAAGCACTACCAGAACCACCAGCACCAGAAGTTGTTTCTGATGAACCAACTCTTGAAGAAAGAGTAGAAGTTCTTGAGGGTCAAGTTCAACCACGCACAGGAGCCTAATGGCAAAGTCATCAAACAAAGGTAAGAAAGGTTCTACTGGTAATAAAAAGCAAAACCAAGGAAATGTTACTGCCAATAAAGCAAAGAATGGCGGTAAGAAAAAATGACCGAACTGATTGCTTTTTTGATTGTTGGTTATGTCGAAGTCAGTCCTGGACAGTGCCAACTTGATTATTTTAGATATAATGAAGTTCATTCGCTTGTAATACCGTGCCACGAGAATGGAACACTCCAAAAAGGGAGTGTTGGAATGCTTCAATTCATCAAATTCTAAAAGCAATTGACAATCATACTCGTCTTTACATGGAGACAGGTGATTTCTGGCATGAGGAACAGGCACAAATATTGAGAAAGTATGTAAAAGATTTAAAGGTATGGATACATAAACAAGAGGGTTGTTGGAATGAATGAATTTCCTTGGGGTGTATTCATACTATTGAGTTGTGGACTTGCTTTTACTGCATATGTAATCTACTACATATTAAAGTTAGCACACGAGGAAATGAAAGATGAAACACCTCAGTCTGATTCTATCTCTGACGAGTCTGAGTATTAGTGCTGCGATTGGTGTAGGAGCATATATCACCTATCAAAAAGCACAAAAGATTCTGGACAATCCAGAAGAGTTTGTTGGTAAAGTTGTTGAGAAACAAGTTACTAAAGCATTTGAGAAACTACCTATTCCAAAACTAAATACTGGGAGTATTAAGTTTCCTTTCTAATGTCAGATAAAGATCCATACATCTATAGAATCAAATCAGTTCTTAAAGTTGTAGATGGTGATACGATAGATGCGTCAATAGATTTAGGGTTTGATATAAGTTTAGAAAAAAGAATTCGTCTTGCGGGCGTTGATGCTCCTGAGTCACGTACTACTGATGCAAATGAAAAGAAACTTGGTCTTGAAGTTAAAGAATGGCTCAAGAAAAAGTTAGAAGGTCAAGACGATATTATTGTTAAAACAGAGCTCCCAGACTCCACCGAAAAGTATGGTAGAATTCTGGGACAGTTGTTTATTGGGGATAAAGATGTATCCGCAGTCAATAAAAAGAAATCTGTCAATCAACAGATGATCGATGAAGGGTACGCCTGGGAATATGATGGTGGAACTAAGAAAAAAAATTTTGCTTTACTCTTGGAAAGAAGACAGAAATGATTTACTTTAATATCGTTAGACTGTTTATAATCATATGGGCAGCATTTATGATTTCTGCTGTTGAATCCGTTGCTATTAAAACAGAAGGACAAGTAGAACTTGAAACTACAAGTAGAGATGCATATGCAAAAGTTCTTGTGCTTGCAGTAGGTTCTTTTCTTGGTGATGCAGCTTTCAAACTAAAGAAGAAAAATGAAACTAGCGATTCTTGACTTTTTAATAGTATTAAGATTGCTCACTAACGATGGTATAATGCTTGAGAATAGAAGACCTATTCCTAAGCGACAACCACCAGAAGTAATTCGTTTTGTTAGAAGACCTGCAAAACGAGGAAGAAAAAAATTTAGAATGATAAACGAGCAGATAACTTCTTAGCAATCTTTTAGGGAGTTGTGGTAAAATAAATATCTAAAAAAGAGAACAAGAATGTCTTGTAGATCGGCAATAATTATTGATAGTTTCTTATCACAAGAAAAGTTCAATACAATTTCAAAAAAAGTATCTGAATCTTCTTCTTATATAAACAATCAATTCGCAGAACTACGAGATGAATTGTGGAAAGAAACTTATGGATTAGTTCTTGAAAGATTGAAAGAAATTGGAATGTATCAAATTCATTTTGAAGAGTCTGTTAAATTGTTTGGATATAATCAGTTTCGTTCTTCAAACTATGGTCATGGTAATATGAATGGTCCTCATGTTGATAATGGTGGGTATGTATTTTATATTCATCCACACTGGGATGAATCTTGGGAAGGTCAATTAAAAATTACAAATGCAGTAGAAGAAAAATATAAAAATGGTATTTTTGCAAAACCAAATCGTTTTATTTGGATTGATCCTTCAACCTATCATGACGTAACAACAACATCAACTAACACTAGTCATGCTAGAGTTGCTAATATTGCATTTCTTGGTGGAGAAATGTATGTAGATCCGGTTGGAACTGATTTCATAAATATTTTTACTACCCACTAATTACTTTAATTGTGAAGAGAAACCGATATAGAAGGGCACTTGAAATTTTAAAATCGACTGATGTTGATAAAAAAAGAAATTCTATTAATGAAGCACTGCCAACTAATCACACAAAAGGGGTATATTCACTAAACGATCCTGGATTTCGTTTAGGTGAAAAAGACCCTGCCAAAGTTTATTATCCTGATGTAGATGGAAATTGGCCAGAGGGAATTCCTGGAACTCCCGGAGAGACTGAATATGTTCGTCCTGCTGGATATTGGAGTGGTGGTTCTGATTGGGGAGAAACTCTTAGTCCAGACTTTTCTCAAGATTATTTGAAAAATGATCCAACAGGTAGAAGTACGACTGGTCTTATAAAACCAGATGGAACTGTAATGACTCTTCTTCCTCCTGGAGGAGAAAACTTTATTTTGGGTCCTTTAGTTGATGGATTTGTTCCTAATCATACTTATGATGCTTATACAAACATAGGGTATCTTCAAAAAGACACAAGACAGTTTGTTTTACTTGCCAGAATTAGTGGTGTCTGGAAAGATGGAATACATGATGGTAATTA